GAAATTATTATGGCTGGCTTTTCTGACTATCTTGAAAACAAATTACTGGCTCACTCATTTAGCAACACGGCTTTCACTAGCCCTTCAGCTGTTTACTTGGGTCTATTCACTAGCGCGCCAAGCGATGCTGGCGGTGGCACAGAATTAAGTGGCAGCGGCTACACCCGCAAGGTTGCCAGCTTCACAACAACAGGCGCAGCGGCGACCAATGCGAGTGCAGTTGAATTCCCAACGGCCACAGGCAATTGGGGAACCATTGTTGCAGTCGGTATTTTTGATGCGGCCTCATCAGGCAATTTTCTTGGCTGGTCTAACCTCACATCAAGCAGAACAATCGAAACTGGTGATGTCTTTCGGTTCCCAGCTGGTGACGTGGACATAACCCTAGACTAATGAGTCAACAAGGCTGGAATTATGGGAGTTACGGCGCAGGTAGGTATGGCCAATGGAGTTATGTTGATGGCAGCGCGACTGTCAGTGCTTCGTCGGCTGTGGCGGCGGCTGCTCAAGTGGTTACGAACGCTGCGGCAGTTGTCAGTGCTTCTTCTGTGGTTACTGCCGATGGCAGTCGCACTCGCACAGCAAGCGCGGCAATACCTGCGTCATCAACGATCACGGCTGCAGGGCAGAGGTTTAGAAATGTTCAAGCGCTCATCACAGCTTCTTCAACGATCAGCGCATCAGCTGTCACAGTTACCGCTGGCAGCGCATCAATTGTCGCAACAAGCTCTGCAAGCGCTACAGCTACAACGCTACTCACTGGCGCTGCGGCTATTGTCGCGGCCTCTAGCGTTACGGCAGGCGGCGGGCAAATTAGGTTCGGCGCTGCAGCAATCAGCGCTCAAGGCGTGGTCACGGCTAACGGCGAGATCAAGTGGCAAAGCGAACCCGGAGCCAGCACAAGCTGGACAGAGCAAACAGACCTAAGCACAACTTACACCCAGCAACAAAGCGCCAGCACAAATTGGCAAAAAGTTGCGTAATAGAGAATAGAAATGGCTGATACATTTTCCAACGATTTACGCCTTCGGCTTCAAGAGAGCGGCTCTAACGCTGGCACCTGGGGTACCTTACTTAACGGCACTATCACCAACATCGCATCAGCCTTGGGCCAGGGCAGTGAGGCCATCCCCAATGCCAGCAGCCACACAATCACCCTGGCAGATGGCACAGCTGACGAGGCGCGTTCGCTTTACCTTAAATGCACAGGCGGCGGTCAGGCTTGCACAGTCACTCTCGGCCCTAACACGATCTCAAAGGTCTGGATAATTGACAACGCGACATCTTACACGCTGACCTTTAGTCAAGGATCTGGCGCGAACGTGGCTATTGCGGCTGGCGCTGTGAAAGTTATTGCCACCGATGGCGCTGGTTCTGGCGCGGCTGTTGTTGATACGTTAGATGGGTTGGAGGGGTCGCTTAGCACTCTAGCAGTTACTGGCACAGCCACGGCTGGCAGCTTGTTAACAACTGGAGCAATCGCAAGCACAGCGGTTGACGGAACTGTTGTAGACCGTAGCGGGAATACTAGCAGATTCGTAGCAGGGAGGTCTGGTGGAAACTATGCTGGTTTAGAAATGCACGTTGCTGGCGCTTCAGGAGTCACAAAAAGATTTAGCATTGATTACGACAGCACAACCAAACTTTTTGCGCCTAATGGAACTTCAGAGCATTTAGTAGTTACATCCGCAGGACTCGTGGGTATTGGTACTAGCAATCCGTTAAATAAATTTGTTGTAGCAGAAGGCACTAATCAACATGGTATTGAGTTAGCTCCGGGAACTACAAGCTATATACAGGCATACGACAGAGCAACGTCTGATTATGGTGATTTGAAAATTGATGGGCAGACCATTGCTTTTGGTACTGACAACGGCACAGAACGCATGCGCATAGACTCATCAGGCAGCGTGGGTATTGGCACTAGTTCGCCTAATGAGTCGTTATCTGTCGCTGATAGTATTGTTTCTGGTGATTTAGCAGATTCAACTACAACTGTATATAGGCTGGAACCAGCGGATACTAATTTTACTAGGCAGTTAACCATTAGTGATAGGGTTGGTGCTACTTCTGGTGCGGGGAAGGGTAATGCAATTATCTTCTCATCAAAATATACAGGTGATACACAGCAGGGCATGGCTGGAATTGTTGGCATATCCGAATCAATTTCAGGAACCCAGAAGGGCGCACTTGCTTTTCTAACGAGAGCGCATGATGAAAACCCAACAGAACGCATGCGACTTAGGAGTGATGGAAATTTAAATTTAGGAGATACTTCTAATAATCAAATTGTTTTTCAAATGTTGTCAGCAACCGATGGGGCAAACACGATTCACTTTGGTGACGCAAACAGTGGAAACCAAATGTACAATGGGTACATTAACTACCAACACGGCAGTTCACCTCACCTCGCAATACAAGTAAACAACGCAGAACGCATGCGCATAGACAGTGTAGGAGCTATTTTTGCTACAGGCGTTCGTTCTTCTTCCTCAGCAAATAATGACCTCAGATATAACACATCAAACGGTGAGATTTACTACCAAACCTCATCTGAAAGATATAAATCAAACATTGCTGATTTAGAATTTGACACATCTAATTTATACAATTTAAGACCTGTTTCTTTCGATGATAATGAAACTGGAGAAAGATGCTTTGGTTTAATCGCTGAAGATACGTTTGAGCAAATACCTGAAGCCGTTGTCACAAGAAACATTGATGGAGAGACTGTTCCAGACAGTATCCCTTATTCAATGTTATCGGTATTAATTATCAATGAAATGAAAAAGCTGAAAGTAGAAAACGATTCACTAAAAGAACGAATTGAAGCACTGGAGAACACATAATGACCGCAACATTCAACTGGACAATTTCACAATGCGACAGAGAACTTAGTGACGGTGGCATCACCACAGCGCACTGGCGTGTTAACGCCTCACAAACTGTAGGCACTGGCGATGACGCAGTGACCTATACAGCAACCTCCTATGGAACCTGTGGTTTCACCCCAGATCCTTCAGCAAGCGACTGGACAGCCTACGACAGCGTCACAGAGGCAGAAGTATTAGGTTGGTGCTGGGCCAATGGTGTAGACAAAACAGAAATTGAAGCATTTCTACAGACCAATATAGACCTACAGATTAAGCCAGTTAGTGGATCAGGCACCCCCTGGGCAGCATAAGGAAAATAAAGATGAGCGACCCAACAGTAGAAATAGACGGCCAAGAGTTTGCATTCAGTGACCTTGAGCAAGATGCGCAAGTAATGATTCAGCGCGTACAACAATTGCGCGAAGCACAGCAAAACTTGCAGATTCAGTTAATAGAAAACGAGCGCAGCATAGCCAGCTGGGAAGCCGATATTCGTAACTCAATCAAGTCGGTCGAAGCCGAAGAGTCTGCTTCACAGTGACTCAGAAAGAATTAACAGCCAAGGCTTTGGCCTCGATTGAGGCGCACGAACGAGAGTGTGTCGTTAGGTATCAAAGCATTGAGCGCAGGCTTGACAGCGGCGCGGCTAAGTTTGTTCGTTTAGAGCAAATGATATATGGCTTATACGCATTGGTTCTTGGTTCAGTTTTGGTTCCGCTTATTATTGCTATGGGCTAACAGGTGATTTTAGAGGCTATTGCTGCAGCAAGCGCAGCGTGCAAAGCCTTGGAGATGGCTGCGGGAGCCTGTAACAATATAGATCAGCTGGGTGGTTATATAGCCAAGCTAGGGTCTAGCGAATTTGATCTCCAGCGCGCAAAGAACAGCAAAAATTTGAGCGAGGCTGACGCGCTCAAGATTGTTATGGCTGAAGAGACTTTGCGCCAGAGCAAAGAAAACATTAAGTCGGTATTTCTTGCATCTAACAGGATGGATTTGTGGCAAGACATGATGGTCAAGCAGGCTGAAGCGCGCAAAAACCGCCAAGCATTCTTGAAATCAGAAGAGGTTAGAAAGAAAAGATTTAGAAAGCAGCTATCTCAGTACGCACTTATATTCGCGGTTGTGATTGTGCTTGTTCCAGCAACCATCGGCGGCTTACTGGCTTGGCTTACTAACCGATGATCATGGCATTTTTGCTGGTAGTGGTAGTGGAGGGCACGCAGTTGCCAAACTCAAGTAATTGGCTTTTCTCAAACGTGCTGACGTGTAACCGCGCAGCCTTTTATATCGAAAGCGGTGTTACGCATCACAGCCAGAAGCGGGGTTCGCAGAAAGGAGTGTCAGCCTACTGCATCCCTAAGACAGTGCCGGTAGGCACTAAACTTTGGTACTGAATATGAAATTTGACCTTATAAAAAATGTTGTCTCTAGCTTGGCCCCAACGCTTGGCCACGCCTTGGGAGGGCCGTTAGCTGGTACTGCCATGAAGGCAATCGCCAGCGTCATGGGTTGCGAACCAGAACCCAAGGTATTGCAGAAGGCGGTGCAAAACGCAAGCCCAGAGCAGTTAGCAAAGATAAAAGCTGCAGACAACGAATTCGCTGTGCAGTTGAAAAAGCTTGATGTGGATATTTTCTCGCTGGAAGTGCAAGACACTCAGAACGCCCGCAAGTCATTTGCTGGCGATTGGACACCTAAAGTGCTGGCATTGCTGGCCTTTGTTTTCTTTGGCGCTTATGTGTCCGTTGTGACGCTCATGCCAAATACGAATGAATCAATCGTCAATCTGGTGCTCGGATACCTTGGCGGAATAGTGAGCGCAGTAGTTAGCTTTTATTTTGGCGCTTCTAACAAGGGTGAGAACTAATGAGCAGTGACAAGCTATTTGAAATGCTCAGAAGGCACGAAGGCGTTAAGCCATTCGCCTATCAGTGCAGCGCAGGTAAAACCACAATTGGCGTTGGGCGCAATATTGACGAAGACGGCGGCATCGGCCTATGCGATGCTGAAATTGACTTCTTGCTGTCTAACGACATTGACCGGGTTGAGACTGAGCTTGAGAACACTTTTTCGTGGTACAAGAATTTGAACGATGCACGCAAAGACGCGATGGTTTCGATTTCCTTTAATCTGGGTTTGACCCGGCTGCTAACGTTCAAGCTCGCCCTAGGATGTATGGAAAGTGAAGATTACATCATGGCTGGAA